GCTGCTCTAATCTTATCGTTTTTAATTTGAATCTCGTTATCACGACGGAGGGCATCTAAATATGCCTGCCGGTTCTCAGTTTCAAGTTTGAAGTTCTGTTCACGTTGATTCTCTTCTACACCCTGTGCAAGCTTCTGTGCTTGCAGATATAGATTGTTTTGTCTTTCTAAAGACGACTGAGCCCGCTCTTTACCACGAATGGTGCGGGCTGTTTCTTCTTTAATTTTACCAGTTTGATCAGGGGCTTGGATCTGGTAATCCCTAAAGCTCCCCTGCTGTGCAAAGCTTTTAAATTTAGACATAGGTTAGTTTAGTAATTCCGATTACCAGGCCATCCTGCTTGCTGGGCTCGTGATTGTAAGCCCCCCGAGCTTGGGGGCGTATTAAAATTTTCGATGCCGCTTCCAATGCTCAAACCAGATTGTGCACCGCTAAGAGCACCGCTAAGACCAGCCAAGAATGGGTTCTGTGTCATAGCAACCTGCTTCATCGGCTTAGGAGGTTTCTCAGGCTTGTACACATCTTGATACTCAGGACGTGGGAGTGCGATCGGTTTAGGCATAGGAGGTTGAATCTCAGGCTTAAGTGCAATACTTGCCTCAGCATTAATAGCAGCTTGCAGTGCCTGTGCCTTGATCTTACTACGTGCTGCCATATCGCTCAACCGAGCGCTGTCTCTACTAAATTCAAAACCAACCTGATCTATGACCAATTGTTGGTTCATCTTAAACAGTTCTTGATCAGATGCTTCCGTGTCAAACATAAGTTTGTCAACAATAGCAGCTTGACGTGCGCCACTTTCTGCCAAGATACCTTGGACATTTCTAGCGGCACTGCGACCAGCTACACCACGAGCTGTTGTAGCTCCAGTAGCTTTTAAAGCTGCAACCCTTTGTTGCTGTGCTGTTCCAATTGCTGCAACTTTAGCTGCTCGTTTCTTTAGACCAACTCCAGCAGCGGCTGCACCGTAGTTCAGAAGTGTTTCCGTTTCATCTAATGACAGGTCAATCAGTTGCTCATGATATAGCCTGTCTTGATCGATATTTGCAGCCCGTGTCGCAAGCTCATTAAAAGTCTGCTGCTGCAGTGCACGAGAAACTGACTGATCATATACACGGTTAGCTTGGGCAAATTCGTAAGCACGAATGCCCATGTCATAGTTATAACGCTGAACCGACTGGTACTCTTGAAACTGAAGATTAATTTCGTTATTCTTCTTTGTAATTTCAAGACCTTCTACCGCAAAATCATACTGCCGTAGAGCCTCACCACCGATCTCTTCATCATCTACGTCTCCATATTGGAACTCATAGACTGCCCTGTTGTACTTATTTTGGCGTTCGGCGGCTGCCTTGGCTTGCCTGTTGCTATCGCTAGCACCAAAAAAACCGCCAAGCCCTCCAAGCACTGCGCCACCAATGGCCCATGCTGCTGCCATAATTAAGCCCTCCTATAGAAACGTGGTGTATACTTACCTTCCCACATCATTGCATTGACTGCAACAGGAAACGGTGAATTGTTGAACATTTTTAATCTAAAGTTTTCTGTACGTTGATGGATGGGGATAGTAAACACGTTTTCATTATCAAGCGGTACATCATTAGCTAGATACGTGTTAGCCTCAGCTGTAGGTTGGACACTAAACCAGTCCTTAATAAAGAACTTAATCTTTGCGTTGTTAGCAGGGGCTGTAGTAAAGACAACAGTTGTATCGTCAGTAAAGCTGAACCCTGTCTCATTAACACCATTAATAGTTACAATAACATCAGACCTATCTACATAATCTAGATCACGTTTATTGAACCTATAGGTAGTCGTAGAACCGTCACCAGTAAACTCAAGTTCATAAGGCAGTCTACCAGTTTGCTGTAGCTTAAAGCTCATCATACCAGACAAACCGACTGAGAATTTCATACGTGCAATAGTAAGGTTAGCAGTAAAGTCTGTAACCTTAGGATCAGGTCTGTAGTAAGTTCTAGGCAGTTCAACATCAAAGTTGTATTTAAAGCCTACAATAACGTCAGATGCAACACCACTCAGATCTTTATTAGCGATGCTAAAGAAAGGACCAGTGCCATCACTACCACGTTCAGGTGTAACAGTAAAGCCTGATTCAACAAACGTACCAGAGCTAGTATTACCTTTAATAACAATGACAGGTGTCAAAGTAGACACGTCGTTATAAGGCAGGTAGCACTTAGAAGTTTTAGTAGCTGAATCATAGACAACACTAGAAGCAGTTGCATACAGGTCTACACTAGGGTTAACCTTTTGACCTTGGTTGTTGACGATAATTGCTTGCTCAGGGCTTTGACTGAGCGCAGCCTTAGACAACGTAAACTGATTACCTTGTTTGGTAACAGCATACATGTCATCTGAATGGGTAGCGATGAACTGTACAGTACCAGGCATCAGCCAGCTAGTCCAAGCTTCCATAAGGTTTTCTTTGCCGTCACTATAATAACGGAAGATAAACACCTCATTTAACGACTGACCAGCCATTGCAATCATTGAGTTCTGAGGACTAGAGATCATCTGATCAACATCAGGTGAAACCCATTCCTTCACAACCCTAGACAAGTCCAGCACCTGGGGGTTATCTTGCTGACCCCTGGTAACCATACTAAATACACGAGAGTAACCAGGTGTCTTAGTGATAAAGTTGAGGTTTGTTCCTGAATCAACTGGTTCAATGTTCCGATCCATCTCATAGTTAGAGAGTGCCCGGATAGTAGCCAAAGCAGGTGTAAGTACACCAGCGTCAGCAAACATCAAGAACTGTTGGTTTTCAGAGAACAGCACCACACCCTGAGCCGTAGGCAGTGCAGCGTGCAGAGCAGTAGGTTTAATAGAAGAACAGCTAATATCAACAGGATCAGAATCAATAGTAGTCTGAGCTGACTTAAAGTAGAAATTATAGAAGTCACCAGACTGACTCATGATTACGTTGTCCTTAGACAAGAAACCAAGCCTGTTGTTATGGAAGAATCCAGCAGTAATCTTTTCGTCAATAAAGCTAGGATGTGAGTTAGTCTCATCATCACCAACTAGACGGTCTTCATACGTAATCTTTTGGAAAGTAAACGTATCGACTGCAGTGTTGATAAGTTCGTGGGGCAGGGTAGAGTTATCGAGACCAGGTGATACACCAGGATCTCTAGTCTCTTCCCAATAACCTTCACCAGATCCTGCTACATTAACAGTACCATCTGCATTGTATGTAGTGTCATGCGCCTTAAATGCTGCCCAGTATGTATCAGCACTAGAGTTAGTGTTGACAATTTTAACGGTACGACCATGTACTGATTTAACAGGCAACTCTCCAACACTAGCTACTTCATCCTCAACTGCAGTCAAGCCTTTGTTATCAAGACCACCCTCAGCATGGATGTCCATTGCAATGCTACTGCTAAGTTCCAAAGAGTTAGCTAGTTTGGTGACAGTTATCTGAGCATGATCACCTGACATGCCATTAATACCAGATTCTAATTGAGTTAGAATTGTATTAACGTCAGCTGAACTGGGGGTTGTATAGCTAGCAGTTTGGGTTGATCCGTTAATTGTAATCTCAACTGTGTAGGTTGTCGAAGAGGTTACATACTGAACCTCAATACTTGCAACACGGTGAGCATTAAACGTAGGGGCTGCTTGTGCAGTTACAGTGACACTGCTATTAATAACAATAGAAGTATCCTGTACGGTGATGATCTTGTAGTTTGTCTTAGCACCACTCAAGTATGCCTGAGCACCAGTACCATACGTGACAGTACAAGCGTTGCCGCTAACTGCGTTCCAGATATTGATATTGGAACCTTTGATAACACCTACGTATTCTTCGTCATCATCACGTTTAATATAGAACCACTTACCATCATCATAAGTGGTACCTGTACCCAGGTTAACGATATGTTTAAAACCTGGTCGTTTAGTTAGACCATACGTTGCATCAGGGAATCCGTTGTAGCACTCACGGACTTGACCTGGCAACATTTTGTCATCTGATTGTTTTGATACGCCACCAAGGTAGCTGTTGATCCGTTGAGTAACTGCAACCATTTATCGATAAAGTGCTGTGTACGGTTTGTAACTTGTATATCTATTAGTATTACCTGAATGACCAAAGTATGTATAGTCACCCTGATTACACTCATACTCCATTGCTGATGCTCTAGCAAAAGCTTCTTTTTGTTGTAGGATCTGGTATTGGTTACCGTCACCAACAATGCGGCTAGAAACGACAGTAGCAGCACGGGCTGTAATGAAGTCAGCAATAGGTACAGGGAGATCAACCCAGTCAAACAACCAGGTGATGTCACACTCTACCTTCTCAGTAAACGTATAGGTATGGTTAGCTCTGTCGTAAAGCTTACCACTACGTCTGATTACATCTTTATCCATGTTAGCAGCATTGGTGGTTAGATCAATCTGCAAAACATTATTAGGGATAAGGATTTCGTTATTAGTGTCAGGAGTCATATCATAATGAAACTCCTTATTAAATGACCATCCCTCAGCCTGTACTTCCCTAGAGACTTCGAGCAAAGTCTGATAGGCAATCGCAACGTCCGGGTTGGTTTGATCTAGGGTAGTAACAGGCGCTTGACCACATGACTGCAAAATTTGATTTACTGCAGGAAGCTCCTGTGTTGCATTAGTGGTAGGAAATGACATTGATTCTCATTCTCAATAAGGAATTAAAAAAAAGGAGCCCCCGAAGAGGCTCCCAAAATAAATATCAGAATGCAGAAGGTGCAGTAGCACCGACGTACAGCTCAACGGCTGCAGCAGGATTCAGATAGTCTGCGCCACAGGCGAGGCGACCGAGCATCACGTCACCTTGGTAAATGACGGACACATCTCCACTGGTCACTTGGACCTGAGGGCCGATTGCTTCGACCATACCAGCAGCTTCTTTCTGGAAGATAAGACCACAGGACTTGCTACCGACTTCAGCAGCAGTACCGTAATCGTTGTTGATACCAGTAGAAGCGCCAGAGGCGTCTTCCAGGGACTCACCCACGAAAGAACCGGTGTTACCAGGAGAGGTTTGACCGGTGGTGCCGCCGTAAGCGGTACCGTATTTGCCCAGGAACGGGATGTTCATGGACTTGTAGATCTTGATACCAGCGATTTCGATGATACCTTGTCCGCTTTGCAGAGCAGAGCCCTGAGCATCGCGGTTGACCAGGCCGTTGGAACCAACAGCTTGGATCAGTTCGTAGTACTGACGGGGGTTCAGGACAGCCACACGACCGTCGGAAGACACACCCTTCTCATCCAGAGCGGCAGCAGCATCATAGAATGCAGCAACCAGGTTAGAGGAGTTGAAAGCGTCAGAATCGTTAGTGGTAGAACCCACACGAATCTGAGTACCACCGGGCTCAACATAGCCGGTAGCAGACACAGGAGAAGCCTGACGGGCACCACGTGCAACAGCACGGAATGCAAGACGGTCATACTTTTCTGCCAGAGCGTAGCCGATCTTACGGCTGATCTCCGAGCGCAGATCGTAATGAGCCAGAACTTCGTCCAATTCATACACGAATGCAGAGCTAATCAGAAGGTCATCAATAGTGATGGTCTTCTCAGCCACCGGAGGTGCATTATTGCTATCACCCAAAATGCTGTTTCCAGGCGTATGGAATTCAGATTTGGTGCGACCAGTATAGATGAACTGCAAAGACTTGCCGTTCTTAATGGTACGCTTCATGATCAGATCACGAGCGATTGTGTTATGCTGGAAGCCTTTGAACATCTCACCTGAAAATAGCTTCAGGTAAAGAGCGCGAGTATCACCCGCAAGATTAGATTGACCCAGCTGAGTAAGCTGTGCTGGGTTTACAGAAGATTGAAAAGCCATTGTAGTAGTTAATACTTAATATAAAAGCACTACCAATCGATTGATAAAAAAATTTTGTGGTAAAATTTTATGGTCTTTTACCAAACCGGTTCGGCAAAGGGTGTCCGCGTACGGGCCAATGCCAAATACTGAAGGGGAGCATTGCACTCCCCAGTCCGCTTTTACGGAATCAGTCGATCTCTTTATACACTACACCACGGTAGCGGAGAGCATCAGTATGATAGCGCTCTGCACGCTTTTTCTGTGATGCGAGGAAACGAATGAGATTAAGAGACATAGTTGAGTACCTAGTAAATCCACGCCCCGTTCCATGCGTGGTCAATATGCGTCCATGCTTGCTTCAAGCACCATTTTGGTGAACTGCATCTCTAAGAACTCAATATCAATCTGTTCCTGTGGATGACCACCGGACCATTGTTTTTTGTATAGTCTTAGTGCATCTCGAATAATACGAGCGCCACCATCATCTACTTGAATGTCAAACATAGGATGAACGTACTAGATAGTTAGCCGATTGCCGGAGCAGTCAGCGCCACTGGAGTAGTCTCAGCAGCTGCCAAGTCCAGTGGGAAGTTGTGGGCGTTGCGTTCATGCATGACTTCCATACCAAGACCAGCTCGGTTTAGGATGTCCGCCCACGTGTTAATTACATGACCATCACGGTCTTGAATAGATTGGTTGAAGTTGAAACCATTCAGGTTGAAAGCCATGGTAGATACACCAAGAGCAGTAAACCAGATGCCAACAACAGGCCAAGCTGCAAGGAAGAAGTGGAGACTACGGCTGTTGTTAAAAGAAGCATACTGGAAAATAAGACGACCAAAGTATCCATGAGCTGCAACAATGTTGTAGGTCTCTTCCTCTTGACCGAACTTGTACCCATAGTTCTGGCTTACCTCTTCAGTCGTTTCACGGATGAGACTAGATGTAACCAGACTCCCGTGCATAGCGCTAAACAGAGATCCGCCAAACACACCTGCGACGCCCAGCATGTGGAACGGGTGCATAAGGATATTATGTTCTGCCTGGAAGACAAACATATAGTTAAAGGTGCCGGAAATGCCAAGAGGCATAGCATCGGAAAAAGATCCTTGACCAAAAGGGTAAACCAGGAAAACAGCAGAGGCTGCGGCAACAGGCGCACTGTATGCCACAAAGATCCAGGGACGCATACCTAGTCGATAGCTAAGTTCCCATTCGCGTCCCATGTAAGAATAGATGCCAATGAGGAAGTGGAAAACGACAAGTTGGAATGGACCCCCGTTGTAGAGCCATTCATCAAGTGTAGCAGCTTCCCAAATTGGGTAGAAGTGTAGTCCGATGGCATTGCTGCTCGGAACGACGGCTCCCGATATGATGTTGTTTCCATAGAGGAGGGAGCCTGCGACTGGTTCTCGGATTCCATCAATGTCTACAGGGGGTGCTGCAATAAATGCAGTTACAAAACAAATAGTAGCGGCTAGCAGAGTAGGAATCATGAGGATCCCGAACCAGCCAACATAGAGTCGGTTATTAGTAGAGGTTACCCAGGAGCAAAACTCATCCCAGGTAGACCTCTGTTGTTGTTGAAGTACAGCGGTCATTAAAAGTGCGGGGTAATTGTTTTCAAGGGTACGTATTTGAGCACTTTAATGAAGCCCTCCCAAGGCTCACGTCCAGTGGAGGGCTGTGTTAAATATCAGAAGTTATATTTGATACCGACTTTAGTACCATAGCCGTTGTCATCTTCACCAGTGACAAAGGATACTTCACCATAGGCTCCAAGGTTCTCACCCAGGGGCACAGAACCACCTGCTTTACCAGACAGTTCAACGGTGCTGTCTCCACCGTCAGGGGAGACGATAGAAGGACCACCCTGGAGGTACCAGTTAGCGCCTTCAAAGCCGACATGGTTGTCAATAACGGTACCACCATAATCGGTACCAGACCAACCAGAGTTGGCTTCAATGTTCACGTAGGGACCAGCAATAGCAGCACCGTGTGCCATGCCGAGGAGGAGACCGGAAGCGATAATAGATTTCATGATTAATAAGTTACTTTTTTTTAGCAGTTTTAGCGGAGCGTTTGAAGTTAGCAGCCGTGGGTGCTCCTTTAGACCCAGGCTTTCTCATTTTTTCACCAGATCCTTGTTTGATCCGCATCCTTTTAGCATGGATGTTTGCGTAGAGACCACGTTTAGCCATAGTTAACACTTCCATTTACGTAGTGCCAACGCTTTACGGGTTGGCTTACCATTCTTTTTCATCGGTCCTTTGACACCAGACATCCTAGCACAGAAGGACTTCTTTCGTTTGCCGCCACCAGGTTGTGGGGCTTTTAAGTTAGAGCCTGTTTCTCTGTTATATTTAGCACGACCAGCGGCAGTCAAGCCGCCGGTACGTGATTTGTGTTTGCCAATCTTCAGACTGACAGAAGGCTTACTTTTTGTAGCCACCTTTCTTGCCTCCCTTAGAACCGCAAGAGCCTTTACCTTTGTGTGCCATTACTTTTTCTTAGGGGGACGACCTTTCTTTGTACCGTATGTACCTTTACCTTGTGGCATTACCAGACTCCGGGGATAATTTGACCAGTGATTGCATAGGCACCGAGAGCCGCCATGATGCCAAGCATAGCAGCACGACCGTTAAGCTTCTCAGCCTTTTCATTGTGAGTTTCGTACACGTCCATAATCTCCATAGGTGGTTCTTTTGCGTAGAGGTTTAGACGACCTCCATCTTCAGTTACAGTTGACATCAGAATGATACATTAGAGCGTTCAAGTTTACGCATCACGTCCTGGCGGTAAGCCGGGTCGTTATCGTAGCGTGGGTCAGACATGGCTTGTACAACCTCTGCCTGACTGCGGAAAGTGCCACCTGCACCAGGTGATTTACCCTGAACAAGATCGCCTTCCACACCGTTAGCATCACGATAACGGTAAGTCAATGCCTGCACCGCCCAATAAGCAGCGGCAGGATTACCCTGCTCCATGATAGCATCATACGATTCAATCTCTTCGCTAGACAGGTTTTGACCTGCCCAACCAATCATCTCATTGTACTGCTTCTCACCACCAACAGCATTCTTCAGACCGTTGGCGTACTCTTCTGTCATCTGTGGTTGGTCACTGGACTCCGCTTTGTTGCGGTACTCCAGATACATCTGAGCTAGCTCATTCGGATCTGCCTTTGCAATTTGCTGTAGAGTTTCTTCGCTAAACTTTTCAGTTTGAGACTGCTCCCAAAGTTGATCCAGCAGAGATTCAGTAGAAGACTCCTCTTCAGGCTCTTCTGATGACTCTTCTGTAGGTTGCTCACCAAGCTTTTTTTGCAGTTCAAGGTAAGCAGCTTCAAGTTCTTCAGCGTTTTTATATTTACCAGCAAGGCGCTGTTCCTGCTGCTGTTCCATCTCCTCACCTACTTGGAGAGAATCCTGCTCATCAGCATTCAACTCTCCATCGGGTGATTCGTCTGGAATCATAGACATTACTTCTGCCATGTTTATTGTGGTGGTTGTTCTTGTTGTTGTGCTTGTTGCATTGCTTGCATCTCAGCTTGTGCTGCCTTCTGTTCGACTGCAGCCATCTGAGGTACTTGCTGTTGCTCCATCATTGCTTGCTGTTGAGCCATAGCCTGTTGCTGTTCGGCTTGCAATTCTTGCATACTCTTCACAAGGTTGAGTACATCAATACCTTGAGAAGCAGCAAAGCGTTTGATCACCTCATCTGTGTTGATGAACTGAGCAATAGCTTCAGGACCAAGGGTCTGAGCCAGAACAGTGAGGAACTGTGTCAGGCTATCACGGTCTTGACCACGACCAAGGGCATTGATACCTGCAACAATCGTTGGCTTCACAATGTTCTTAGGGAGACGTGGGATGTCACCAGACTTCTGAGCCTGATCCAGCTTACGGTTGAGGTAAGGGACAAGGAACTCAACAGTCAACAGGGAGAATAGTCCACCAAGTTGCTGCTCCAGCTCCATCTGTGTCATACGGACCTCTTCCGCAGTGGTGCGTTCGCTCTGCCTCACGTTGAGGATAAGGAAAGCTTCACTGAGACGACGTTCGAGAACAGAAGTCATCTGATAAGCGGTACCAAAGTCAGCGGTCTTGCCAACCTGGATGACAGCCACGTCATCAGGTCGCCCTTGAATTATAGCACCGTTACCAGCATTGGCAAGGGTGGCAGGCTTGGTGGTAGAACTGGGGTTCACCACAAATACTACCTTAGCAGCCGCTGCGCTGCCTTCAACCAGGGCTTGTGTCAGTGCTTCAAGTGACTTTAGGTCGCCGATGAACTGACCTACTCTACCACGCCCATAGCTCTCACCGTCAACGGTGTTGAACCTAAGTGCAATCCAGGGGTTGGTAGCTACTGGTGACTTACCTTCAGTGCCTTTCAGCTTGTAATCATACACCTCTTGATGCCACACAAAACGATTGTTCTCTCGTCGTACGTGGGTGTACACATCACATTCATCATCGTGATCCCCGTAGGTATCACTGACTGGCAAGGTCTTGAGATAATCTGCAGGGAGCTTATCTTCAATCAGTTTTTTGTTAATACGTTCTTTAGTGACGATTTCAATCACGTTGCCGTTGCCATCACGATCGACGACGAAGCGATTCAAAGGATAAACCTTAAGCCCTTTAGTACCCATGAACACCAAAGCATTACCACCAACGACAAGATGCAGCAGTGCTTGGTGCACCGCTACCCTGTCATCAGTAGCTGCAATAGATTCAAGGATGATTCGTTCAACTTTTGCAAAAGACAAATCAAGTTCTGATTTAATCTCTGGACCCATCTCTTGCCCCAGCTGACTTTCATCAAGCTGTAGTTTAAAGAAGCTGGTCTGAACGGGTAGCAGAGCTAACATCAACTTAGATGCCAGAGTAACTACACCCTTCGCGCCAACGCTTTGGTATGGGGTAAGGAGGTTCTTCATGCCCGAGTGGTGTTCCTCGTGTCCACGAATCAAATAAGGGAGTGTCAGTTTAGATGCCTGTTCAGCTTCGTTTAAGAACTGGGAACGGTCGCTGGATAAAACGTCATAGCGAGTTTTAGCTGACATTGTTTTAGATGTTCATTGATTTAATTTGTAGCTCAGGGCGACTAAACCTAGTCCTTTGCCCAGGACGGATAATCATTGACTTACCACCACCTAATACCTGAGCAGTTTTTTCTGGTGCAGCTTGTCGAGTCTGAGCTTCCAAAGCTTGCTGTTGGATTTGCTGCAACCTCTCTTGCTGCCTACGTTGTGCCTCAGCAAACTGAGCTTGCTGCTGCTGCATCTGTTGTTGAAACGTATTTGTTAGAGTTGCAATTTGATTTGTAAACTGCTGCTTTTCTTTTTGACGGAAATAATCTTGGGCTCCAGAGCCAAAGCTAATACCCTGACTTGCAGCCATTTGTTGGATCTGACCAATACTCAGTCCAGCGGCTTCTGCGGCTCGTACAGCTTTTAGACCGCTGTGAGCCATGGTGTTTTTGTTACCACCATAAAGTTCAATAAAATTAGCCATGACTTACACGTTAAGAGCAGAGATACGCATACCACGACGACCAAATGCACCAGTTACACCGCGCCGGGCAATTTGCATGGGGGTACCAGCGGAACCTTGAGCCATCTTGACACCAGCCACTTCAGGTCTTGTTTGCTGAGCAACCATCGCTTGCTGCATCTGCTGCTGCAACGCTGCCATCCGCTCTTCTTGAGCTTGCTGCATTTGCATGTACTGCGTTTGTTGCTGCTGCATACTTTGTTGGAACATCTCTTGCATGGATGCAATTTGAGTTGCAAACATGTCTTGAGGACTTGGTCCTTGCTTCTCCTTAAAGTATTCTTGCGCTCCAATACCAAACTGCACACCTTGCGCTGCCGCCATCCGTTGAATTTCACCAATGCTTAGACCAGCAGCTTCTGCAGCTTTCACAGCCTTCAGACCACTGTGCGCCATGGTCTCTGTGTTACCACCAAAGCGGTTAATAAAAAGAGCAGGGTTACTAGATTCACCAGTGTCCAACACTGTCGCTGTAAATGTAGGAGGAGTTTCTTCTACAACTTCCGGCTCTTGCACCGGCTCTTCAGTAGTTTGTTCTTTTTGAACTTCAGGCAGCTGGTGGTAAACAGTTGCGTTTCTGTAACCGTCCCACCGTCTGCCATACTGTTTAACAGTACCACTGGCAGCATAACCCTTACCTCCAGTAACGTTCCAATTACCCTCTCCGTATTCTTTATCTAACCGCCTTATATCCTTCTTGCCGATGCCCCGAATGCTCATATCCTGTCGGTATCTTTCCACTAAATGGCTCATTTAATTTTCCTCCATATACTGGATGACCCACTCAACGACACTACGTTGACCAGATCGGTACATAATTTTTTCCATTGAATCTTCTGGTGTAGGGTTGATGGGTGGAAATGATTCTTCTAGCTTAGCAAGCATGGCATTCGCTGTCATGCCTCTGACATCTAGAAGATTAAGGTCAGGCATATTGGGGGAGGTTGACATTACTATGCTCGAAGAACGCCGGCATTCTAGCAGATTTAGTTGCGGACAATTCTGGGGCTTTGCCCTCATACATTAGCCGGTCGCTAGAATCCAGCCAAAATTTTTTGTCCAAATATTTATCGGTAGTATTAATACCTAGTGGTTGCATTACCCAATTGATAGTTGCCTTCCTGAGTTTATCAAGAGAAGGACTGATGTTATACCCCAGCTCAGTATGAACCAGACTATTGGTAGCCACGTGAATTTGCTCATCTCGACTGATATCGGCTGAAACGGTTCTCATGCCAGCGTCACCATTAAAGCGAAAGAATGGTAGAAGAACGAAGAAGATTGCACGTTCGGCAACCAACGCTTTGGTGATCGTGTGATCTGGATGTGCCTCCCAAGCGGTTTTAAGCCTAAGGGCTTCTTTCTCAACTTTTTCATCAACGCCGTAAGCATTGGCGATGTAACCAAGTGCGATGTCGTGATTCTCTTCGTCGAGAACGTTGGAGTGGAGTAGTTCCCGTGCATTTTTTGGTACTTCAGAATTGAGGGCATCACTGATGAAGTCTCCAACGGGAAGTTCCATATGACGCATGGCGAGTGCGCGGTGGATTGCCTCTTCGGCTCCCACTTTGCATTCGCCTGCTGTTGTTTGGACTGGAGTCCACTTGCGCTTCCGCGCTATTAGTTTTTGATAAGGGTTCATTCTGCACAATCACATTGAGGTTCAGGGGTGTCCTCAAGCAGGCTGTTCAGATAATCATCGACTTCACTCTCTTCGAGAGCAGCATACGCGCTTGACTTATCTTGAACGTCGCCCATAACTTGAAGACTATAATAAAGAGAAGTCTGGGGCGATTCAAGCCACTCCTGGATAAACTCTTCATCATACGTAATCATATCAGACCACGAGTTGAAGCTGTAACCATGTAGAAGTCCAGTCTTATTAAGTAGAGTCATGATGCCATCTGCAACACGTTTGTAAGCTTCCCAGCCTACTTTACTGGCGATCTCTACATCACCATAGTTGTATGTCTGTACTCCGAAAGTACCTGAGTCACGATCGACTGTCTGCGAGATAGGCGGAGCGATTTCTGGTGTGCAAGTATAGCCATCCAGATCTGTGCTTCGATAACTGCAGGAGGCAGTGGGCGCAATAGCAAAGGCTCGAACCATTTTATTGTTGCGAGCAACGCTGGCTGCAAGCTCAATGCCAGTGTTAATTTGGGTGACAAGTTCATAGGCTGCAGACCGTACTGATTCTCCTTTGTTGAATTGTTCCAACGCACGGCCAAATTGGTCATACGTTACTCCGTAGCGACGAAGTAGGTTAGCGAGTCCGAGGATGCCGAGCCCCACTTGTCGGTCAGTTTCGCTTGGGAGGTACTCTCCGCTTTCCCCAACACCTGTCTTACCATGGAGTTCGCACAACTGGGACATACCCTCAAAGAAAGCATTAGGGATGTCGTCGAATTCACAGGCACCGAGATTGACATGTTGGAGTAGGCATGTACCTCGTGAGGGCAGGTAAACTTCAAGACAGACGTTTCCGCGGATTCGCTTTCCTTCATTGTCGTATTTTACTTTGTTGAGCCAAATGTCACCTGATTTGATACCGAAGAGGAGTTCCTCCTTAAACGTACACCCCTGCCACCACTCATCGGTGATGTTGATGCATCGTTTAACCCACGGTAGTTCGGATCGAGGAGTAGTAATAAATTCAAGAGCATCAGGGTGGCTAAGGTCGAGATGACACACCACAGCTCCGTTTTTGTACACCCCGCCGCGACGGAGGATTTCATTTAGTGTTGAATAGATTTTGGCAAAGGATACCGGTCCAGATGCAACCAGCCCTTTGTCATTTTCTGTTCCTTTGGGTCGCAGTTTCGACAGGTGTACCGCGCAGCCTGCTCCATATCGTAGAGCATGTGATACAAATTTCCAGGATGCTTCAATTCCATTGTCTCCTGTGATTGAGTCTTCAACAACGAACACGGTGCACGAAACCGGTAGGCGGGACGTTGGGTCATCGATCCAAGATTGGACACGTCCCGTGCGAGAGATATAAGTTGCGGTCATGGGTTTACTAGATCGTTCAAAATAGGTGGTTTGTAGTTTGGTCCTTTTAGGACTTTTCCATCAGCACGACGGATAGGTGTACCGTCCAAGCCTAGCTTAGACATGTTGCTTTTGTGGACACGATCTAGGGCTTCCTCTAGATCCCACTCCATATTCTCAGCATATTGAAAGCAAACATACACAAGATCTGCAAGCTCTTTCAATTCGCTTTCGTACGGTTCATTGTAGAATGCAGTACGGAATTCTTTATACTCTTCATCGATCAAAGTCAGTTGCATAGTCCGGTTCTCCGATGAGTTCTGGATCCCATAGGATGTTCGGAAGTGTATGGCTTGATCGCTGAGGCTTTGATTCTTGCAGTGTTGTGTGTTTGAGTTCATTTTCAAGGTAGTGGATAGCCTTTTTAAGGTCCTGAGCCTTGGTATTATCACCTTTGAAACCGGCTCGGCAAACATATTTAATAGCATTACCAAGGTGGTAGTTAAGTTGCTGGTCTCTAATAAAGTCCCAGACTTCTATGGCTCCTCGTGTGTAATGGGAAGGTGACTCGGCCATTTTTTAACTAAATTACTAACGGTATTGGATAGGACAAAATTTTGTTTTTGTAATGCCATGAAGACGGTAATGATGTCTTCTTTATCAGCATCAGGTAGCATGTCTGTCAGCCTTCTCATCTTTAGATCCTGCTCCATCGTCAATTCGATAATCGGCGGTGGGGGACCAAAGAATTGGTCGTTTGTTGTTGAAGTCATAGTCGGATGCTGTAAGGATCTTTGCGAGTCTTGCATTTTCCAGTGCGACATCTTCGGAAAGATCTTTCTCAGCAAACGCTTCAACGACAGTCTTCCAAGAATACCCCTTCTCTTCAAAGAGGGTGATTGCACGTTTAACACCAATACCGGGACAACCTGCGTAGCCATCTGTTTGGTCTCCTGCTAATGTTTGTACAAGGTGCCACTTCTCTCCTTCCCCGTCTTCCACATTCATCATTTCTGACATGTCAAAGAGGCGTCCTGGGATTTGGCGCATATCCTTGTCCGGTGAGCAGATGCAGCACTTACCTTTATTTTGTGTAGCATAAATACCTAAGGCATCGTCTGCCTCAAGTGTTGGCATGATAATAACTTTGTACTCAGTCTTGAGTTGGTTAATTACACGCTTGTAACCGCAAGGTTTCTTACGATTTCGATGCCCTTTGTATGCGGGCTGGATAGATTTACGAAAGTTTACACTATCGCTAAAAAACAGAATTAGTTCAGGTACATCCCAAAGAAAGTTGTTAATGATCTTGAGAAGCTCACGCTTAACAGCAGCATAGGCTTCACTAAATTTACTTGTGACTAGAATTACATCATCACCCCAATCAATTTCTGTTTCGGCAGCAGCACAGCATTTGTAGACCACGTAATCGGCGTCTACAAGTAACTTCACCTGCCTTGTCCTCGGTAGGCTTTCTTATCACCCTTGGGCTTGGAGTTGCGTCCTTGTCCTTGTCGGGTTTTCTTTGCGACTGATTTGATCTCAGTCTTATTTTTCTTGCTGTACATTAATGGGTTTCACTCCAGTTGTTTCCGTGTGTTGCTTCCGCGTCGATGCGGATGCGCATGTTGTAGTATTCCCCAGCCGCTGTAGCGCTATATACCAGGGATGTAGATAGGTCTCCGATGTGCTCAGGGGCACACTCGAACTGTAGCTCGTCATGAATAAATCCTAATTGAGAGGCGCAGATCTTTGCTTCTCTCATTGTTTCCTGGTTGATCACCATCCACCGCTTCGCGATGACACCGGCACCTGACTGCAAGCAGTAGTTCAGGGCTTTGTGAGGCGAGTCAACTTTAATTTTTCTGCCATCGATAGACTTGATGAACCCTCTTTCTGCAGCTTGTTTAATAGCTTTGAGTAGGTCATCCAATCCATCAACCGCGTCAACATACGCGGCACGAATCTCTTTGCCTTTCTTTTTTGCAGCATTGGTTGATAGCTGTTGGTCATAAGAGTGTCCGATTTTTTCGTCACCGGCACCGTACAAAAATGCGTACGTGACGGTTTTTACTTGTCGCCTTGAGATGCCGATTTTGTCAGCGTTGATCTGGTGGATGTCATCCTCAAGTAGAAGTTTCGCGTATCTTCCTCCGTCATACCTCGCAAGATAATGAGCGAGCATACGAAGCTCGATGCCGCTAAGATCAGCGCCGACCATATGTAGACCCGGACTTGGTATGAAGAGCTTTCTAAATCTTTCATCTGATGGAACTTGTCCGAGGTTGGGGTTACGGTGGGCGCAACGATGAGTGTTAGTTGCTACACTGCAATGATGGTGAATACGCTTAGCAATCGTACTCAACTTCAGCCAGGCGTTCGCGCCTTCGCTGATCATTCCAAGCATCTTCGTTATCGTCAAAATCCGCAGGAACATCGTCGCTACTTCCGAGTTCATCTCCTTCAAGATCACCTCGTCGATAACAGGTTTCCCAGTAGTCGTCTTCTGGCTTGGAATCCAGCCATAGAATTGTTGCAAGATCCATGATATATGGTCGCGAGAGGATGTATTGAGTTCTTTCAGTCGAGTAAAGGGTGCACCCTTGACATATCCTTGCGTGCGGTTATCTCGTTTAGGAGTGAATTCCGATCCTCGGACGAAAGGATGCCTGTTTCGTAGTAGCTCTTCAGTTTCTCTAAGTTCTCTGGTGAGAGAAGATGCAAGTTCCCATGCAGCGTTCTCGTCAAAAGCCCATCCATGAATTTCTTGTTCGGTTAGGATTTGTTGTACTTCGTGTTCTAGCGCGACCCATTCAGGTAGGGCTGGAAATGTTTCCATAGTTTGGTGGTAACGTGAACGTCTTGTATGCAATAATCTTCCATTTCTTGGGACCATTCCGTCCAATCAGAAGTGGAACCGTAGTCACCTTTCCGTTCATCTAATCTGTAGCCGTAGGATTCAAGTGAGTGTTTACCGTACAACTTGAGAGGCATGCCATCCCAGGTACGGTTCTTGTCCAGGTTGATCATGTCGGGGTGGTAGAGTCTGCTAAGCAGTAGAGTATCAACCATATAAGCAGGCTTACCAAACCAAGGGTAAAGTTTGCGAATAACAGGTATGTCGTAACCAATAATGTTGTGACCAATAATCCTGTCCGCGTCCTGTAGTCTTTGCAAGCCTCTTGATATCGGCTCACTGGACCCCGTGTCATTGTACGCAAGCGTCTGATCAGTCGAGAGATCGTGGATAGCAAGGCAGTGGATGGTACTAACATCATGCAATAGACCGTTTGTTTCTATGTCAAAGATTAGACTCACTTCCCATTCCATCTGAACGTTTTGTCTTTGAATTGTGCACGTTCAATAGCTTGGGTGGTAGGAGGATTGGGTCGTTTGAGTTCAGAAGTCTGTTGCTGCGTTGAACTCTGGTTCTGGTTGAGTTTCATAGAATTTACAGGTAGGTAGATCGTAGCTCAGCTCACAGGCTACTCCAGTTTCGCCCGAATAACGATTTTTAAGGATTCTAACAGTCGTAGAACCTCCAGCTTTGTTGGATTGTTGATCTCTTTCCAATCCAATACACGCATCGCTGAGTTGAGCGATTGCAGCAGATCCGCGCAATTGTCCGAGCGTAACTCGTGCTCCTTCTTCATGATTTTGATCCGATGATGTACGTTTGAGGTGAGACACCAAGAACAACGCTATGCCAGTACGCTCCACGAGCGACCTAAGCTTAGTCATTGTGGTGTCAATCATCCGTCGTTCGTCTCCGTCAAGCCCAGAAAGGAGGATGGAGAGGTGATCCAAGAAAATGATTCTACAGTCGAGACCTGATGCCAGGTACTCAATCCGATTATAGATAATATCAGGATCGTAGGAGCCGAAACCGTCAAACAAATAAAGGTTCCAATTAGCCATCGTAGCGTCGAACGCCTGAACAAGATCCTCATGTGTATGTTCTCCTAAATGCAATGACTTACCAACATGGGCGCTCATCAAGCCTAGGGCTGTACGACGGTTAGATTCTTCAAGTGCCAGATAGCCGACCCGCTCCCCCTTGTCAAGAAGGTGAGTTGCAAGCTCACGACAGAAGCTGGATTTTCCGATACCAGATCCTGCAGTGATTGTGACAAGCTCTCCATATCTGATCCCGTGTAGCTTTGATTGTAATCCTTGAAATGGGTAGTCATGATCTGCAGCGGGTGATGGTGTAGTTACAAGATCTAAAAGAGTTTTGCCATCGACAATGCCATCAGGACGGAACGGCTTGGCGTCCCAGATAGCTCGGCATACAGCGTCTGAGTCATTGGCTTGGAGGGCGTCTGATGCGTCCTTGTAGTCGCCTTGGAGGTGGGCAATCTTGACCTTACCAGGTGGTAGTACACTAGCACACTCTTCAGCGGCTTGGCGACCTGGTTGATCATTGTCATAAAACAACACAATCTCGTCATAGCCTTGCAGCAGTGGGAGTTGTTTCTGTACAGCCTTCTTTGCACCAGCAGCACCTGATGGTACAGAAACCATCGGCCACCCTGGCATACACTCAGACCCACTAGCTGCATCCATCTCGCCTTCAAAGATGACGATACGTTTACCAGTAGTAGGGTAGAGATGCTGTCCGAAGAATGTACCAGGCACTTCACCCTCATACGAGAATGATTTACCCTTTGTCTTTACCTTGGCACCTTTGACGATGCCTGATTCGTCATGATAGTAAAAGCGGAGCTTATCACCATCACGGTAGATTTTATACTTCTCACATACTTTCTGTGAGAGGTTACGCTTCTGCAGCCTTTGGGCTGAGCCTGTTATTTGCACACTTTTGGTTTGATGAATGTGTAAAGAAGGTTCGCCATCACCGTGCGTGTAGTGATGGCAAACGAAGCAATATGTGTGCCCGTCGTCATAGACACTCTTGGCATCTGACGACCCACACTCCTCACACGGCTCGTGAAATAAAAACTCAGAGGAGCCAGTCGAGGGGGATGTTTTGGAATGATGTCCAAGGGATGTCATGCTTATCGCACCACTTAGCGTATGTAGTTTTAGATTTCTTACTGATCTTATTGAACGGAGCCTGGAAGACCATACGCAAATCAAGGTTAGGATTCAACTCCTTTACAGCCCTGATCTTACGACGGTCAGCAGGTTCCCAGTAGCCCTTACATTCCAGCACGACACCATTGGGTAACACGAAGTCAGGGGTGTAAACATGCTGGATAATGTAACGGACTTTAGTTGTTTCGTACTCGTACTTGACACCAAGATCGACAAGCAGATCAGCAACCTTCTCTTCGAGCTTGGATCTGAATGCCATTAGTCGTCCATGTTCTTTTCGATGATAGCCTCAACAACTTCAGTTACAGCACGAGACATCTCGTACTTAAAGTCATTCTTGTCAGCCTTGTAACGGGTGACACAAATGGGAGGGAGTTGGATGTCAAGGGTACCTTTGTAGATACCCGTAACCTCATCCTTTGCAACAGTGAATTGAAAATCAGAAGTCATCTTCGTCGGAACCAGGGATAACAGTGACAGCAGGATCGTTAGCTTTGAAACCTTCAGTCTTACCAAACAGAGCGGCTACATCTTCAGCAGCCATATCACCAGTATCTACACCAGCTCCTGACTGCAGAGACACCAGTTGTACACCAACCAATTTAAGGCTTGTTCCATAAGTAACACCATCCTTGAGGATGTACGGTTTCTGATAGAACGCCAACTTAACTCGGCTACCAGAATACATGGGCGTATTTTCGTCTGTGACAGGTGTACCTTCGGTATCGACGACAGGCGGTCGGTTCTCTTCATTCCAGCTGAACTTAACTTTGAATTGACCTTCAGCAACCTCTTCCCATGGCTCAGGCTTCAGGGTAGAACGCTTCGGGTTCTTCAGCTTAGACTGTGCCCATTCGAGAGACTCAGTACGATCTTCTTCCAGGTTTGCAACCATGTCGGTATCGACAATTGCAGACAGGGAATAGCCAAACTTGCTTGGCTTCAGTACAGCTTGATAACCTTCGAGGATCACAGGCTGTTCAGTTTTATGGATAGTGCGTGGCATTAACAGAAAAAATAAGTGGATTCAATCACGGATTCCGGTTCAAGGTCTCCGATGATCGGTGGTTCAGTCTCCGCTCCTATTTGGTGAGCGAAGTCTCGCAAGTAATCGTGCTCTGCGAAGAGGTGCATATATGTCTCTCGGACAATGTTACTGAGAGTAGACATGTCAGTAGCACGACACAATACAGAGTCATGAATGAGAGCGATCGGTGCTTCAAAACGAAGTGCACTAATGTGGAGGAGCGAGGCATCGAGTGAGTGGATTAGATTCGGTGCTGTTGCGTTCTTGTGGTGTTGCTTGTCAACTTTAGGCTTGCCATCGTCGTCCGTGTCTTCACCAACAACGACACCAAGTTTACAAGAACCAAGTAACTGAAGTTCGATGCGTTTGACATCTTTCTTCATTAAACGTTGACGGACTACGAACCCAGATGGTGTTACCCACTCAAGTTCTCCAGACCCACGTTCAATTGCATTAGCAACCTCAGACTCAATCCAAGACATGACAGCCATGGGACCAGGTACGACCTCATCCATAGCATTTCTAACAGCAATGACTGTCTTTGTCAAGTCGTCTTTGTCGATCTCAACACCTTTCTCTTTCAGTGCGTCCTTGATATAGCCTCTGTTGCTAAAGGGTTTAGCATTATAGGGGACGGTCATCACTACACGCTTCACCGTTTTCCTGTCCATGTAAGGTTTGATGGACTTAGGAACATATGGTGTAGCAGTGTTAGCTACGACCTTGTAAGCATCCTGTGGACGATCAGAGGGCAGTACATTTACTAACTTAGCTGTGCTCCGATCTCTCGCTAAACCAGCAAGGATTTGTAGACCACTGCAGGTAGCATCTGTAGCTACAGGTAAGGATGTTTCTTGACGATCACATCTTAGAACACAATGGTAATACTCCTCACACGCTGCAAGGAACTGCCAAGGCTCATCAGCTTCTTCCCATTCGTGAATGTGGTCGATGGGATTAGAAGCGACACAGGTGATTAGGTGGGTATTCTTTTCAACCCATTCTAAACGTTTGCCAATAGGTTCTTTATCAAGACCATATGTTGTAGCAACTTGAAACGCTAACCATTCCTCAGCTTCAGGTGTCATAAACGACCCAGAAGCAAACTTCAATAAACTTTTTCCAAAGTCTGTATCTTGTGGTGTGAGGAATGCAGGGATTGGGTACGCTCGTCCTCGGTAATCAAACGACCACGGAATGTAGAACTTCTCTTCATCTTCAAACCTAGCAACAGCATTCATTGTCATCCGTGTCCGGCATGACTTCTTAGTCTCTTGACTACGTTTGTTGTGAACGTCCCTGGCGTCTCTTTTGTACCTTCTCCTTGCCTCTTCATCTTCATCGATGTTTACAGGTTTGGGAGGATCTTCAAAATCCTCAATCGGTTTGAACTTACCGATTGCTATCCCCTTCTCTTCACACCACCTAGCAACCTCTACAATAAAGGGGTTTACTCGGTAGGCTACCTTCTGAATTTTGTTCAAAAAGTCGAGAGGGATTTCCCCCTGTATAAGGGTCGGGTCTCCACGACGTACCAAATCATGACCGTTCATAACCTCGTTCAGCAAATAGCCGCCAGGTTCATCATGTTTCCAGTCCTTTGGTGGGACTAACATCGGCCATGCGAGAGGAGAGAACAACTCAGCACTCGTCATGATCTCGTCCTTGACATCAGAAAAAGCAGCAGTTGGTACAAGATACTCAAAGGTTTTCCTGCCTTTGCGTACTTTCAAACGCTCAAACCAACCTGATTTTTCGCAGATAGCGTCAAGAATCCACGCGCCAAGTCTCAGACGAACATCAGACGACCAGCGTGACCACGGCTTGACGCCCTTTTTGTTCATCTCATGACGAGTAGATGAAAGGCGTTGCTGCGTCCCTGAGGAGCTGTGTAGGGTGTTCTTTTTGATAACATGAAGTAGACCAGGAGCTTCACGTTGATAGTGTCTCATCTGACACTCTTGTTCTAGAGCTTGCCCGATGCTTGTTAGAACATTTTGACATTGATTGCTTTTATCTTTGAGTGAAAATACTTTATCAAAAGTAATTTTTAACGCAATTGCAGCAATGGCAAGAGATTCTAGTTCATCTAAGTATTTATGGACTTCAGCAAATGCTGCTCCAGTATGCCCTTTGATTATCCTATGTTTAGTTGACTCGCAATATGCAACCACATCAGGAAGCAGACGGTCAATGCACACCACCCCATAAATACTAGCCGATGCATAGTCTTTCTTTTCTACATCAAGGGTGGTTTTGTGTAGTTTTTTGAGACCACATGCGATGGCTTCTCGTTCCAGTTGTATCTGGCGTTCAATCTCGGCTGGTGTTGGCAATAGGCTCTCCTGCGTCCGTGGTGAATGTGGAATCGAGATCGTAGCACTGAGCCAGCTCAGGGTAAATCTCACTCAGTTCTTCAAATTGTTCAATCGAGATAATGCTCATCGGTGACGGGTGTAACGAAACGGATTTGATCTTCAGTTACAACAGTGAACTCAACACCCTCTGCCATAAGAGTGCGGATACGTTCTTCTGCTGCATGTTGTTTTTGGTAGACAAATTCTTTGATTTTGCCTTTGTTGGTGTTAGCGCGGATGATACAACAAACAGAGCTAGGTAGCTCCCAGCCGCGCAGTTTCCAGTCTTCAAATTCCTCCCATGTGGGAGTTGCTAGGAAGTCCTCTGGCATTTCATACCATGCTTCCCAGTTGTTGGGGTAATACTTACCACTCATCACATAACCTCACATCTAGGACATATTGACTGCCACCGGACAATTCAGCAGCAGCCCATGCAGCGTGCTCTGAATCGGGTGCTAAAAGATAGCGCACCTGACTGTCAGTTGTTGTTTTGTACTCGTACTCTTTTAGTTGTTGTTTTTGTAGCACGGCGTGGAGTTGGTTTGGTGGTGTACGTATCGCGGGATGCTAACTCTTTGTAAATGTCATCCCACCTGTGCCCTTTGTCGCCGTAATGATGCAGCCAACATAACACAGCATTCTTGATGAAATAGTCATCATCCAATGATTTAGCGTTTGCCATAGTATTTAGAAGTAATTCGGTTTGAGCGCTGCCAGATGATAGCAGTGCTGAACAATCCTACCATACCGATGCAGGCGAGGATGATGGTTGATTCGTTCCAGTTCATTTGCTAATAACAACTTGATAATCGTATTTGTCAACCATGTTACCACATGTTTGGCAACCTAAAGCGCACCATGCAAAGTGATAAACACGATGCACCGCGCCACATGTACACATGATCTCTTTGCCGTGTTTACCGGCACGTGTGTAACGCGTGATTGGTTTGGTTTGCATCATTTGCTGTTTTTTTCTGCGTAGTGTTTGCGGATGCTGTTGAGACGTTCGAGTGACACCTCTTCAGTGATGATTTCCATGCACTCAATGGTAACAGACTCATCCTCATCGAAAGAGTCATGTAGATCCATTATTTCAAGACGGTTCATTGCACCACGTAGCGTAGAGTACACTGATACCATTTCAGTAGATTCGTACGGCAAAGAATAGCGGAGAACGTAAACGTTAGCCATAGCTGCGTCCTTGGTGAATGTGTTATGAATGTGGAGATGTAAAAAACCGCCGCTATGTATTAGTAATAGCGACGGATTGTGATTGCAATGTAATTAGAATTAGTTACACATTACGATTGAAGAAATAGTATTCATAATTAAAATAAATTTCAAAGTAATCATATTGCAAACTCTGATGCCATACCATCTCGTAATCAATAGCTGACTGCAAAAAGATTGGCAACTTGTCGAGTTCGTGTCCGTAACAATCTTCAACTAGATTCTCACTGAATGCCTCCACACTTGGGAAACAACCAGAGTAAGCATTCTGTAAATCTTCTACATCATCCAACCCATAACCGCGCAGCTCATTGATAAACATGTCAATAAGATGCTCTGCATCAGTCTCAATAATGTTGGATACAATTTCCTGTAAAGGTGACAACGTAGTTTGAGTCATGATGTTGTGAATGTGTTGTTTGATGAGTGACACGAATTAGGCAGCAATCGGGAAGCAAGCTACACCAGCAGTCTTGCAGTTGTCGTTAACCCACTTGCCAAAAGACTTGACATTGTGGAAGATAACGTCGAACATTGCATCCTCGTCGATGTTGCTGTAGAGGTACTGGTTACCTCCCTTGAATGTTACCAGTGCTTGGTTTGTATTGGGAGAGATCTCAAGTTGCTCGATAGAAGAAGACTTGATGGTGTTACGTGCAGCAGGAATAAAGAACATTGTGAATGTAAAATAAGGTGGATAATAGTAGACATGAAGTCTACATTGAAGGCACGAATGCCCTCAAGGTAAACATCAGCAACCAGCAGGCAATGCGTCGTAGGTTTGTGTGAACTCTACACGCTTGCTGTCAACCAGATTCTCATTGATCCAGAAACCAAGAGAGATGTTACGATTGAGCAACAGGTTAGTGATAGCACGACGTGATACGTTGGTGTAGTTGTACACAGCACCATTTGCAAACAAAACTGATGCAGTGCCAGTCAGAAGATCAACAGCGACACCATCAGCACAGCTGGAGTTACGAACAATGAAAGCAGACATATGTGAATGTGTAGAGTGAATGAAGTAGCAATGATAGCTACAGAGAATGCACGTATGCACTCTGTGTAACGATCAACCGTGGTTGTGCATGAACTCGTCGAGAGTATAGGTGTCGTCAGTGCAAGTCTCAGCAATAAGCTCAGAATCAGACAGACAACCGAGGTACTCTAGATGCTGCTCAGCTGACATGTCAGTGTCAGGATCGAAGTCATCGTGGATAAGATACTCATACTCATGCTGTAATGCTGAGATGAGTTGAGTGCGTGTGTAAGTCATGCGTTAAGTATGGCAGAGAATGAGTGAGAAGTCAAGAGCTAGTGGACAGTTCACCAGTTGACTAACCAGGTGGATTCCTGCGCACCGGCAGCAAGAGCAGCACGACGAGCAGCAGTAGCAGCACGCTCGGCAGCGATGCACTCAGCAGCAATGCTAGCAAGGCGAGAATCAGAAGCGTACACACCTTGTGAGTTGAAGCGGATTGGTTGTTTGTTTTTCATACTGTTAGTATGGCACGGATTGGCGTGGAAGTCAAGCAATGGTGGACACTTGTAACATTGGTTCATTGAACAGGTTGGTAGTACGTGTGTTCTACGCTGTTGCTGATTTCATGATGCTGAATGCCATTGATCTTAGCTGGTTTGTTACGCTTACCTTTTGGCACTGTGTTACACCATAGCAACGCACGCATTGGTTTACTACCAAGTACAAATGTTGTGTCTTTTAGTTTAGTCAGTGTTCCTCCGTTGGTATGCATATAGTATGGCATGCATCACCGCACATGTCAAGCGTTCTACGATTAGCACTGCTTATCATTGTTGATAAGATACGCTAATATGCGCAGACAGATGTTTTGAGAATCGTTCTCAATAACTGCAACACGCAGCATCCCGCTCGCGCTACGCGCTCGCTCCCCACACCCACCGGTTGGCGCGGCGGAGCGCAGTATATCACAGCGCAGAGGAAGCGAGCGCAGCGAGCGGCAGAAAAAAAAGTGGCACAACGGCACCCCATTGGGGGTAAATGAGAATCATTCTCAATAAAAAGAGGGTTCACAAATTTCTGTCATTTTTCGACAGGGTATACTCTATAACCTCTCCGGTTTCCGCCTGTAACTGCAGTAAAAAAGTGTCTGGACCGGTTTCAACCAGTCCGACAATCAGCATATTAAGTAAAAACATGTGTTTAGCAGAACATAGCTGCATAAATGGTGGGAAACTCCTGATCAATCAAGCCTTTAACCTGATCTGCAATAAGTTTATGCTCATATTGGGTACCATTAGCGCATCTGAGGTCACAATAGTGCAACCAAGACCGCAGGGTACCGTTCATATAGAGTTTAGTGGGTGTTGAGAGGGGTAAGATGTCTCTTGCACACTCTTTAGCTACACCAGCTGCTAACATTTCGTTATACAGGCTCTCACTAAGCTCAAACAAGCTATTCATCTTGATATTAAACTCATCAACAGTAACAGGATCTAAGTTATCAATACTATTCTGTCTATTCTTAGTATCTTGCCGTCTAAGCTTAGGGATAAGCGCAGGTTCCGTCACTTGAGCGTACCGTTGGGAAAACTCTTGGAAGCTAAAGCTACGGTGACGTAAGATTTGAGCAGCAACACTTCGGGTTGTCTCTATCTGTACGCACATATTCACCATCTCAAACGGTGACCAATGTTTATGTTTAATTAAGTACCTAATCAAACGTTCTGACTTGGGGTTATCCTGGTTATCAGGGTTAGATACACGAGCCATATAGGCTATAAGTTGTTCAGCATCCGGGGTGGTGTGTACTAATGATACTGTATGATACATGTAAGAGGTGGTTAACGTAGTTGGTGGTAGTATTTATAAGATGAGTACGGAAACGAATCATCAGATAAAAGAAGGAAGGAGTGTCGTTAGACACGAGTTCCTTCCTTCGCAGAAGTCGGGTCCACCCTTCCCTTCTCCTGTATAAGGGTCGGCTCTACTTAAACCCAGTTAGGAACTGAGTTCTTACCACCCCCTTTAGATTGCTGTCTTTGGTCGTAATTCATACCCAAAACCATGTGATTTGCAGAGGATTGAGGGTCGTCAAAAAACTCTTGCAGCATAGCATTCCACTCAACACGTTTACGTTCTTTGATAGCTTCCTGGGCTGAGATACCCATAGCATCTGTAAAGTACTTAACACCTTGAGCAAGGCAGTCAATTCTGTCGTCATGTTTAACTGCACCTTTCTCACGACACATTCTACTCATTTGGTAGAACAACATGTACATCAATCGACGTTCAGGAGCTTCGTCGGGGTTAGACCGGAAGTCCCACTCGATAACGGACTTGTCGATAACGAGTCGGTGTTGATTGAGGACGGGTTCAAGGGAATCGATGATTCGATCTTCTTTTCTAACAGTTGCTCGGACTTCTTCAACATCGCATCTTTGATTTGTTTGTTGAAGATGTTTGCGGAACAACTCGCTAACAATACCGTCGCCAAAGTTAGTTTCAATAACAAGCTTAGTCGCTTCATACTTTTTACAACCTTTTAAAATGTCCAGTAATGTTTTGTCTGAGTATCCGTCTCGGTAAGCACGCATTTCGTGCAAGTACAGGATACCGTTACGTTGGGAGAGATAAGCTGCTGTCGTTTCATCCGATCCACGACCCGACGGGTCAATAGAGCAGATTGTCTCAGCGTAATCACCCCATTCTCCTTGGAGCTGCATTGGACTGTAGAAATAATCTCCAGGTAGTCCGACAGTGGGGAGTTCCTTGATAACGTTTTTTGGGTCTGAGCACCAGATGACGGACTCAGGAGCAGACTTAGGGTTAACAGAGGTAACGATAAGGTCCGCACATTTGAGAGGAAATTTGTCAGCATCACTAAGTGAGGTGTCGAGCATGAACTGCAACATAAAGTTGCTACGACCCATTGACGCTTCACGTTCAATCAGGTCTTCATTATTAAAGCGGTCATCTGTTACGTCCCATTTATCAGCACCGCTTTCGATGTCTTCGACCAGCTGAGGCGCTAGGAGACCTTCGTAATTGCTTGTCTTACGTGGATACCTAGCAGGCCATACAAAGGGCTTGTATGACCGCTCAGCGAGACGTTTGTAGACGGTAAATGTAGTCTGAGGAGTACCTAAGTACATAATACGTGAGTCATCTTTTGGTGTAAGGATAGACTCAGCTTCTGTACAAAGTTGTAGGAGCTTCTCTCTCATTAACTCCGTCATTGAGTTGCCAGGAACTTCAATGTCGTCTAGAATCATTAAATCTGCGCGGCTTCCGGTCAGCTGTCCAGTGATGCCCACCGACTTTACGCTTGGCGCTTGGTGGGGTGAGCACTTCACATCGAAGCTTACCCTGCTCCACCTTGCATCGTCTCCAGTCGGTCGTAAATGAGAAAGCCATGGCGTTTCAATAATAAGTTTTTGTAGGAAGATGGACATGTTATCTGCACGTTCTTTAGACGCGGAGATAATCATAATCTTTCGCTCTGAATCGTTAAAGAGAGTCCAGAGAACAAATGCGCCTGTGATCCACGACTTACCAACTCCACGGAAAGCCTGTATCTGAAGACGCTTAGGTCCATGTTGAAGATAGTCTGCGATAGCATATTGCGCACGTGTAGGATTGGGTAGATCTAGCTCCGCCCACAAAGCTTGTAGGAAGAGCTTAAAGTCATTTTTTAACAGTTCTAGCGTATTCATCGTTTCTCCAGGTTTCGGGTCCATCAGGTTTATCGGGTAGATATTGTTTTACTGTAAAATTAGACCGATCTTTGACAAACAATGGGTCTTGTGCAAGAAATTCATAGCGTATGTCAAACCACCGACTAGCATCTAGTTCTTTCTTTAAAAAATCGATGTATCTGTAGGAATGCTCGACATACTCAAGGTAAAAATTAGAATCATTTATGTAATCTTTATACCATTCAATATGCTCCATGCTTTTTACAATATCATCGACATTGCGGTACATAAAAGCAAATTCAGCTGTAGGAAACATAAATGATAGTTCGATAACAGCCTTTAACAGGAAAGGAGCTTGAATAACACTGTTCATAGGTATGTCAGGGTTATAATCAAGCTCATCAACAAACGTTCTTCCTGTTTGTCTAGCTATAATCTGAGCAGCCAGGCGGGTGCCTGACCGCTGTGGTCCTGTAACAAAAATTGGGTGGGTCATAGGTTACATTGTACTGAATTCAAGGTCTTCGTCGGTTACAGGCTTATCTGATGGTTCAAAGATACCTTTACCAGTAATACCTTTGGTTGCTGCATCAATCAGCTCTAGTCCTGTATAACCGATACCAACAGGTCCAGCTAAAAATCTAGCAGCCGCACCGCCAAATTTAAGCAGTCCTGGTGCACGTCCTAAAGCTGATACAACCCTTGCTTTATCAAGAACCGGAGCTTTAGTAAGAGTTTGTTGCACTGCTGCACCGAAACCTGCACCAGCCACGGTAGTTTTAGCTGCTTCTTCGTAATTACCTTGAATTGCAGCTGTAACTGCTTCTGGTTGGATTGCAGTAGCAGCGCCCATAAAAGCGCCTGCTGGATTTTTTACAACAGCTTTAACAGCTTCTTCACCACCAAGAGGTAGAAAAGACAAACGGAAGCTACCTTTGTCTTTAATTGCCTGGTAAGAACGTTGCATTACACCAGGTGCTTTTCTAATAATATCTTTACCAGTTTTTACTTCAGCTTGTGATCGCCCAAGACCAAAAATATCTTCAGGACCACCTTGTTCTGCAACATAAGAAGTAACAATTTGACGACGTGAAGCCTCCGGACCACCTGGTTTTAAAACGTCTGCAAGATCTTTCTTTTGTTGCTCTAGTAGCGGCCTATATGCATTAGCAAAGTCTTCAGGTGTTTTGATATTTTTAAAATCAATAGTGCGGCTAATTAGAGGATCACTAGTACCTCTAGGGTGAGCAATAGCCATCTTAGTTTTGTCTACACTAATTTGACCTAATGCTTTCAATTCTGCACCTTTACCAGCTCTACCTTGGTGAGTAGCTTCAGCAAGACTGGTTAAATTTTCTCGAACATTGCCAAGAACATAGCCTTCATCCCTTAAAATTTGTAGACCCATTTCTCTGACACCTGGTTCTACATTTTGAACAAGGTCGCCAGCAGTACGTAATGAATACATGTGATGAGCAGGGTCATCAGGAAGAACCCTAAATGAGTTCATAATACGTTCTTCCAGATTCCTGCCCATATTAGCAAATTCTTTTTGACTGAGACCCTTACGACGGGCATCGTCAATCATGTCTGCATAAGTACCAGACGTATCGACAGCCAGTGCATTTAAAAAACGGTCTACTTTTTTCAGTGCGCTTGGAGGTTTTCCAGTAACTTGTTTTCTAACTAAAAGTTCTGCTTTGTATTCTTTTAGTGTTTCAATAGCCCAATTTTTTAAATCGTAAAGCTCTTTATCCATTAAGTAATATGCTCCATAAGAATTTTTTCACGGAGCCTATTGACTCCAAATTTGTCCCTCATCCAATCCAGGACGGGGGCACTTCCTTTCTCCTGATTACAACGGGTGCAGGCACATACGACATTCGTTGCGACATCCTGCCCACCACGAGCCCTAGGATGAACATGATCGATAGATAACTGACTAAGGTCATAAGTTTTTCCGCAATAAATACATGTATGGTCAAAATGTTCCTTAATAGAGCGCCTCCACAGGCGCTTGGCTTCTGGAGAGGTCATAACTATTAAGTTGTAGAGGTAATCGTCAGGAGTTGGAAGTAACGGGGTCATGCTCGGCCTTTACGTGCTCGGTTTTTAGATGCTTTTTCAAGGAATGTTTTACCATTCTTTTTGTGTGAAACATCTTTACCGTCACCATTACCATAAGTTCCCCGTTTTCTGTTTTCTTTGTTTAATGCAGTTCTTTTTTTGATCTGCATTTTGCTAGCGTCGTACTTTTTTTGGTACGACTTGTAGTTACCGTTAGCGTACTTAGCGCCGCTGTGCTTAGAGCTTCGTGCCATAGAGTTTGCGCTGTACAATTTCAGGATCAACAGTAGGCATTACTGCTGCAAGCTTATCAAGTGGGTTACCGTCAAAGGCGACACCACTGATGTCATTAGTTTTGAGCCAGTCACAAGCTGCTTTAAGGTCTTGAGTAGTAGCCTCACCTGATTTAATACGGGAAAGGAACTCCTTAGTAACCAAGTTATGCAGCTCGTTAAACTGGTCTTCAGTCGCTTTCTTCTTCGACATTAACTTCTTCCACTACTTTTTTAGTACGGGTAGATTTAATCTCGTAACGAGTTTCACCAGGCTCATTGTACATTCTGCCGAGCTGCTTCTCAGCCTCTGCTTTTTTAGCAAAATCGCTGAGAACAACACCTGTAAAGGTGTCTACAAGTTGATAAGACATAATTAAGTATTTTTAAGAACTATTTGATCTAATTTGTTTTCAATGCGTACCATGTGATCTTCCATGCGACTAAGTAATTCAGCTAGCTCAGCCTTTTTAACATAGTCAGAAGCAACAGTCAGCTCAATGCCATCAAGTCTACGGTCGAGTGCGCTGATGCGCTCATGCACGCTATTTATTCGATTGTGTAATCTATTATTTAGGGCAGCGCCACCCGCGACGACTGCAACAGCTATGCTAACAAGTGCTTCACTCATTTTCTACTGCCACTATGGGTACAATGTCATGACATAAAACTTCTACACGAGAACCAGGTCTAAACATAAACCCAGCTTTCATGATTTCGGTACACTTAAGTGCCCTTACAAGTTCGTAATCAAGACGCATTTTTTCTTCGTGTTTTTTGGCTATGCTTTTACATAGCTCAATCATCCCACCATCCAAAGGTACACTAAAATTGAGCTGTGCACCAAAGTTGTTACTCCTAACGTAACCAGTATTTTCAAAAGGAATGGTGTCGTTGCCCATGTAAAACGGGCTAAATTGCATCGTAGCGCCGTTACAGCTGCTGTTAGATGCGAAGTATTGCCGAGATGGTGCTCCATTGTTTTGGAATTGTACGGCTTGATTTGTTACATTACCCGTAGCGGCAGCTACTGGGTTAGATGTATTCTGAACTCTAGGATCGTTATTAGCAAACGCTGGGTTTACTGAGAGAAGACAGACAGCGAGGTAGTGGTAGATTGCTGTTGGATAACTTCGTCGATTACGATGTTTTCTACAACCCCCGCTGTTCTGTCCACCGTTTCCAATTGAAACTGTTCGCCTGCGGTTGTCACTGAATAGGTTGTTGCAGAATCGAGAATATCCCCGCTGGGGGTTACATTTGTTCCAGACCATGACTTGTAATTACCACCATAGATGTTTGTCGTAATAGTACGATCAATGTCCACAGTGGTAGTCGTGGTGGATTGCATACTACCCTGGGTAAAGTTAGGTGTAACCTGTTGAGCTGCAGCAGGGCTAGCTAACATCAATAGCAAAATAAGACGTTTCATTCTTCTTTCTTTTTAGGTTCAGGAGATTTGGGATTTGTTTTGTTATTAGATGTAGTCAATCCGAACGTAGCGAGCGCCCCTGTAAAGACACTAGCAACGAAGGTTATATCACCACCACTTTGTCCCTTTTTAATCATAGGTAGGTCAACATAGTTAAGAGTGATAATAAAACCACTCCATACGACGACACCTAAACGAACAAAGGTACCAAGGATTTGCAATTCATCCTCAGTATTTTCCTTAACTTTTTCTAAGAAACCTTTGGTTCCTTCTTTTTTGTCAACTTGCTCCATGTTTGCTTGAATACTGGTTTAAGTAGCATCACAATGTATTTGAACAAAGACGTAGCAGTTAGGGTGGCGGCAACAGAAATAAACGCTGTTGTAGCTGCAGTTGTCATGATAGTAGTTGTAGGCATAGGTACCTCAATATCCGTAAACGGAATCTCCACTATCTGTGCCTCTTTAGGCAAGGCAGGCTTGGTAGACTTTGCTGGGTTAGCCTCTTCGTCTTGTGGAGGCTCCTCTTCTGTATTTATTCCCTTAATACCTGGTGGTGGCCTGAGGGTGTTAGGAGGGGCTACAAGGGGCTTGTAACTAGGTAGCTGAGCCCTTGGTACCTCTAACACCGCTTTAGGCATTACAGGCGCTTCTGGAAGCGTTAGAGAGGGAAATGATGGGGGATTAGTCCAGGGGTCCACCGAACAAACCGCGTTCGATAAACTTTACTGCCTCATCATCAACAGTGTTGTCTGTTTGTTCTGCGAGTTTCTTAAGAAGATCAACGACAAGACGCTTGACCTTCTCAGAATTAATAAACGAAAAAAGGATTGGACGGATAAGAGTAATCATAGTGGTGTAGGCCACTCAGTGGCACGATTAGGGTTAGCGATCATGACGGGGTTGCCGTCGTCATCAACGACAGTGTTGCCATCATCATCAGTTTGTTGGACCTGTGCACTGCCGTACAGCAACTCTTTGAGAGCAGGTACGTCTGCACAGTTGTCAATTTCGGTTTGACGTGTGTTGCAAGCAGTGCGGACTGCAGCGCGGTATGTGAGCCATTCAGACTCAACGCTGTATGCAGTGACTTCTGCAGCTTTAACTACACGCCAATCAGACGGAGCAAGTAGTGATGCTGCAATTTCGTTTTGCTTTTGTTTCCACAGAGTCTTAAGACCAGTGGTGGTGTTACCATCGTCATCAGTAACATCTTCCAACTGCTTAGGGTTATCAACACTCCAATAGAAACGTTGATCCCAAGATTGGGTATTGTTAGCTACTTCTACAATTCCAATGGCTTGCTTCTCTTCCAAAGTGGTCAAGCGCAGCCAATTAGAGGGATAAGAAATACCTTCGTGAGTAAATGCCCTGTCGTATTGCAGGGTTTGTCCATTAAGTTGAAGCATAATAAATAATTAATTAGCGTGCAAGTCCACCATTGGCTTGGAAGGGGTGTTCAGCGAATGCGGCGTAAATGTATGTAACTCCAGAAGCATTAGAAGAGCTACCGTACATCCTAAATTTGAATCCGTTAGACAGAAAATCTACTGAGTAACCGCCAGTACCTGCCTCAGCTGCACTAGCATTTGCTTGAATTGTATTAGGGTTTACGTTAAATGGTTCTCTTTTAGCATCCCAAATCATCCAGTCACCACCGGCAAATGCTGGTTTGGTTAGCAAATACCTCACCTTAAAGTTGGTGTATACAAGTTGACCATCGTTACTGCCGTTGCCGATGTACGAACCAAACGCACTATAATTTTTGACAGGTGAAAAACAGTAGGCGATTACATCCTGCCCTTCAGACCAACCCAGTAAACGATCACCGAAAACATTACTATCAGGAGCAGATGTGCCCCAAGAATTGGCAAGAGTGCCAGCGGCACCAGTATCATTTAATAAAATATATTTAGTTTGAGGATTAGAGGCGTCAAGATCTTTGTGATAACAATACCAAGATCCTGCATTCTCCAGTCCTTTAGTAATAATAAACGCTGGAGCAGCGTTCAAACCATGGCCTACTGATTGAGGGCTGCCGCTCCATGTTGGTGAGGTCCACTTAACGATTGAAAATCCAGCAGTTTGGTTTGCTCTAACACTAGAAGTGATGTCGCCGTCAGTGTTGCTGACCGTTGATGATCCGGCGTCCCAAGCCCAACTTACATAAGTATTAGAACTTGCATTGTTTTCAGTAGAAGTACTACCGATTGAAAAACCATTACTATCGAATGATGTAAACCTAGAAGATACAGTTACTTCCGCTGAAGTTTCGTTAGTCCTAATAAGTTCACCGGCACCGCGCACACTGTCATACACAGCATGTGATGCAGATGCACCTCTATTTTTAGTCCAAACTAAATCCGGGCTAAATCCAAGCCCTGTAATTGATTGAGCATTGCCAGTACCAGAGTATAGAACTGCATCAAATGCCGTCGAACCATCGGCAATCGTCGGGGTCGGAAGGTTCGTTGTGCAAAGTGCTTTAAAGCCGCTTGGGGCGGTGTAGGCGAAGGGTCTAGCACCAAAGTTTGCAGTAAAAGATTGGCTAGCGTACATTCCGACCATAGGCACATAATTAGCCCCAGAAACGAAAGCGTTAAAACATGGATTTGCGCCAGTTGCTGGGTTTCCTTCGTTGCCTGCAGTGGTATCGCTAAGCCAAACGCCGTTTTTGCCAACCCAACCTTTGCCTGAATCAAAATCAAAAGCAAGCATCCATGTGCCTTTCTTATGCTCTTCTCCTGAGCCTAAAACTGTAGTCAGGCTTTCATAGCCATCACTGCCATCGTAAAGCTGAACACCACTTTGGAAATAAGCAACGTTAGTGTAGTTAGAACCTAAATAACCGCTGCCATTAGCAGTGTATTCCGTAGCTGCAACACCTATGCCACCAGAAGTACCGGAATAATTATTACCATCGTCTTTGTAAATCTCCCAGTACCATTTACCAGAAGATACGCCTAGCGTTCCATATGTAGTGGTATGTGCTACGGAGGTTTGAGCAACATTTAAGTTACCATCAGAAAGAGTTCCATAGTTAGCAAGTGGATTAAACGTACAATAGTTACCACTGACAATGTCAGCAGTTGCATCGCCGTTGGTTGGGGAGTCACGTAAGATGTCAGCATTGGGATTTGCCGATGTCAAGATTTGACCATCAATAACAAAACCACCAAATGACTGGTAAGCAGCACTACTAGGTCCAACAACTTGAATTGATTGAATTGTTTTACCTGCTGCATTACTAGCGGTAAAAGAACCCATCCAGTTACTACTACCAGAGGTAAAGGTATCGGTTTCCGTACTGGAATCCGTATAGGTAATAGTTAACGTTGTAGTTGATGCAGCGTTGTTATAGTTACCGTAATAAACGATTAAAGAAGAAGAGACAGCAATACCACCTGATGGTGTAAAAACATTAGTATTGCCAGAAGAATCCCAAGCACCGTCCCACGCAGCATTTGTTATAGCCCAGGTACTTGTATTAACATAGTTGCTAATATAAGAAGTTGAAAAAGCGTTAAATGGGATATAAGGACTACCGCTTATAGCTTCAGCGTAATTAACAGTGCCACCGGTTGCAGTAAGATTGTTGACAGTCCAGTTATTAGACCCTGCAGCATCATTGCCAAT